TTAAAAGCTCAATCTAAAATCCCTATGATTTAAAAGATATAAGTTCATATTCTCCTCTCTAGATTTGATGTCCGATCGCAACGGCAGATGCGTGATTTTGTTATATTCTTTTTTAACATCGCATTGTGACTTATTTATTAAGTCAATCCTTACCTCATCAAACAGAGAAATATCATATTCCTCAAACATACGACGCTCGTTAATATATTTATAATCATCGATTATTATTTTCCTTCTTCCTTCCGGCCATGAATTAAATAAATTAGGCGATAAGAAAAAATTGGCATCGTTCATAAACATTGACTCTATAAGATTCAATGCTGATATATCTGTTCTTAGACGACTATGAATTATATCAATTTGGCTTTCGTGAGAAGCTGCAATTAGCAAACTGGTATCTTCGAAAGGAATTATAATAAATATAAGATCAAAAATAGCACCATCGAGATTCAAAGTTAAGTTATTTTGAAAGGCTACAGGCAAGGAGAAATTTAACCTACGAGTTAATACAACCATATCAAGGTCAACCTTGTCAGAAAATGGTTTTAACGAACAAGAGTCATTTTTCGGAAATACAAATGGTGAATCTAACTCTTCAAAATTATGAAGCAAATCAAAGAAAAGCTCGACCATTTTTAAATGACTAATAATTTTTTTGTCATCATAATTTGGATTGTGCAGGATATGAGCACCAAAAGTCTTAACTTCACAGGCATTGAACATATTACCTACAAAACAAATATAGCATGCAGATCGATAAAGTTGTAAAAAAATATCTCGAAGAGTTTTTATTCCTAATTTATCTATAGGGTTGAATAAAGCATCATGCTTCAGGCAAAAACCTTTGTAAATTGAAGCGTCATGGATGCCAACCTCTTCAAAAACTATTTCTCTTATGGTTGCTTCATCATCTCTTTTAAAATTTGGCGTAATTAGCTGACTATTTACAGCTATTTTTCTCAGCATGCTCGATTCCGAAAAACAATGAGAGTTGATCGATTTATTCATGCAACCATCGAACATACAGTTCGAGGTATTCTTTTTGGATTGTAATTTTTGGTAGTTATTTTGAAAATCTCGGCCTATCTTAGTAAAAATATTTTTCATCTTAAACCTTACATTAAATATATTCAAACTGACAAGAAGCTAGGAAAACACAATCAAATTTTTAACTCTATATTCTTATTTTCTAAACGTAGAAAACCTTTTTCATACCCTTTATTGAACAACTATGAAAATTATCTATAAACCTATTTACTATAATGCATTTTTTAAAATAACCACTACCAACCCTTTTGCTGATACTTCATTTATTAAACATTCAAACTCACCATCATGACCACTGATACGCAATTTGTTGCCCGGTCTACGGGAAACAGCATACACGTCCAATGTTCCATCAATATCTAACAGCCATGAACCATTTGATAAATCATTGACTCCCATTTCAATCAGCCAGGATGATTTACCATTTCGCACAAAATTCAAGTTCTTAAGGTTGACACCATCTGGGACAAAGGACTCATCGATATAGCAAAATCCATCATCATCAAGTTTTCCGGCCAGAAGTATTTTCTTACTGACCATCGGTATTCCTGAGGCGGTGGTTTCCTTTTGAGGGGCTCTGCCCATTTCGCCGGTAGCCAACCATTCAAGTGAAGCACCGGTATCTAATGCGCAGGTAATCACTACGTCGCCAGGAAAATATTCTCTTCTTACCCACGTGCTGATCGTTCCTGAAGAAATATTTAAATGCTCGCCAAGTTCTTTTTGCGTTTTGAAACCATAAGCTTCAATGATTCGGCTTAAAACCGCCCGCCCCCCTGAGGAAAGCATTTTCTTCAGTAGCACATGCCCAGAACTTGAAGTGTCCTTTTTTGTGATTTTTACAGTTTCTTTTTTTGCAAATGCAAATTCACCGGTAACTAACCATTTCAAGTCAGCCCCTGTGTCCAATGCACATTTGATAATTGCATTGCCTGGAACACTCTTGCGTTGAACCCAAGCACTTACATTGTTTGAAGGAACATCCAGACAGCTGGCTAAAGCTCGTTGAGAGGTAACCCCATAGGAAGAGGAAAGACGTTCAACGATATGCGCAGCACTGTCTTTAGTTTCAGGCATAGATCCACCAGAGTGAGCACGAAAGTGATTTACATGAGCACATTTGTGATCTAAAGTGAAAACACACCACATGTTACACAGTAGAACTCAAACTGCTTAAAAGGAGATTTTGCTTTATGTCTGATCAGAATGCAATTCAAGCCCCCGTTGATAAGACAGTCGTTTCTAAGGAACTGTTAAACTCAGTAGTTTCGCAACTCCTTCCAGCATTAGAGTCAGCGCTGTCTGCAACTATCGTGAACTCAATAAGTTTGCAACTGACCACACTCGCCAACTCTCCGACAATTTCTAAGAAAGATTTTGCTGCAATTAACGGCATCAGCTCCGCTGTCCTCGAGAAGTGGATCGCGAACGGTGTTGTACTTCTTGCCCCAACCCCTTCAACCACAATCACCCAGCAACGAAAAAACCGAAAAACAGGTCAAATGCAAACTTTTGTTATGGAACGTCATGGTAATGCGCTGATCAACCTCGAAGCATGGCGTCAGAAGAATCGTCAGCAAGCTATCAAGTGCCGCTACATAAAGCCTTGAGTCAGAATATTCAAACAAGTAGGGACTAACAATGTTTGATTATCGTGTTTCCAAACACTATCACTTTGACGATGCATGCAAGGCTTTTGTGAATCGTCATAATCTCACCGAACTTGCGGCGCAGATGGGCACTAAGCCACAAATTTTGCGTAATAAATTCAATCCAGAGCAACCTCACAAACTCACTTGTGAAGAGCTTTTGCTAATTACCGATCTCACTGAAGATGCTGCACTGCTCGACGGTATGCTGGCACAAATTAACTGCCTGCCTTCTGTACCCGTTAATGAAATCGCTACCTCTAATCTTTCGACCTATGCCCTACAAGCGACTGCTGCGGTAGGTTCAATCGCTGCAGATGCTGTAAAGGGTGGAGCTGTCAGCTCTCAAAGAAAAATGTCACTGCTAGCAGGCGTAAACGCTGGTATCAGGCATTTATCGCTGATCGGTCTGGTTGTACAAGGCCGAGTGCATGCATCACCAGCACTGGCGTCTGCAGTGGGCGCTATAGCGAACGTGACGACTAACGGACTGCTGTGATCATGCCTATTTCAATCGCACCGCTTCTGAAACAACAGAGTCCATCCCGTCATTTTGGTCATGGCTGGCTGGAAATGTCTGATGGAAATATATGGAACCCAGTAATCAAAAAGCGTCCCATTTGCCAGGCTCAGAAGAAAAGAAATACTGTCTTAAAACGTTTATTTAGTTGAGGTGATTATGTTTTTGGTTAATGAAGAACATATTCAAATTGGCAAAAAATACCTGTCAAAAATTAAACAGATGCTGGAACACAAAAAGAATGTAGCGCAGGAGACATTTGATACTCAGCCGCTGCATATGCGTAAAACAATCTGCTTTCACGCTGGTTTAAAACAGCGACATGTTGATATGAAGTATGCAGAGTTAACGCCAACAGAAAGGCATCAAGTGGTTGCAGCATTGAATTCTTTACTCGGATTGACTGAATCACTGCCCAAATTCATCAGTGAAGATGACTGCAAGATAAATATTAAACACTAACCCGAAACCTAATTAACAGGCGTCAACTCGCCGGGCATTCTTTTGCCTAAAAAACAGGAAAACACTATGAACAATATCATCAATAAATCTCGTCGTGGCTTTACTGGTTTACCGGTTGCCGGTTTCGATATGGCGTCAGGAGCTGAAGGTGATTACACCGCTGAACTCACACTGATGCTGAACTCCGTGCGTAACGAAGAACGCGCCAACCGTGCTGCAGTATTTGCTTCCCGTCTTGAGGCTATTGCCAGTTTCATCATCAAAAAGGAAATGACCGGCATCGAAGCCGCCGAAGCTTTGCGTGATGAAGCTACGCGCATTCAAAATGAAGCCGGAGATTTTCACTGATGGCCGATGTAATCGACGCTGCACAAGAACGTGCTGACCTGATTCTCACGTCTCAAATTCAAGCTGCCCGGGTATCTGTAGCAGGTGTTTCCGCGATGTTCTGCATTGAGTGTGATCGTCCCATTCCCGAAGAGCGCCGCGCAACTCTGCCAGGCGTTGAGCTTTGCGTGTACTGCAAAGAAATTGCTGAGATGACAGCCAAACATTATCGAGGGGACAAATGATAATTCTCTCGATCGCGTTGATCATTCTGGCCGGCATTAATGCTGGCTATCTGATCACTGATATCAAAGATGGTCTGTAATGCTGACCAGCCGCTTTAATCCTCCCACTGGAACGCCCGACGTATGGGCGTTCCCCTGGAATAAACCCCTCCCCCCGATCGTGCCTCAAGAAAGACCGAGACCGCTTACCCGTGATGAATACCATCAGGGGCAAGCCGTTTTAATCAGAGTAAAAAGTCTCTCGAAGGATCTGCGTGAAATCTTTACTGGCCGATACGCACACCTGCTTAAAACTCAGGGGATTATCGCTGCCTACAAATATCTGATTTACACTCTGGGGCGCAGCATCCTGCCGCGTGTTGATGCAGTTAATTCAGCTCACACAATGAATGCTGATGCCTCCATAAGATTCATGTCAGAGGCAGATACCTATCACGGGCTGCCGAGCATGACTGATAAGCCTCTGCGCAGGTTTGCTCAGGACATCGCCCGACAACTCAAAGACATCTACGAAGACCGTTGCGAACAACTGCTAACGCAATACCAAGGTGATAACGCGATTCTTTTTGATCGTGATACACAGTGTGAACTTTATGGCGAAATCGCGGGTATGGCTCAGGCCTTCAATGTCAGGCCGATGCACTGGACAAGGTACTGCAAAGACAAGCTTGATACTGTCTCCGCCATAGCTGGCCTGTCTCGTTTGGTTAATCCTGAATGGTGGCTAAGTCAGCTCAAAGGTCAGCGAACCCGCTGGCGTGAATCTTTGCTGATCGCAATCGGCAAGGTAAACCGCGACGCCTCTCCCTATGCCAGTAAGCAGGCGATTCGTGAAGTGCGTGCACGCCACCTGTCTAATCTCGACTATCTGAAAAGTTGCGATCTTGAAAACGTTGAAACCGGCGAGCGCATTAGTCTGATCGATAAAGTGATGGCGAGCATCTCCAATCCTGAGATCCGACGCATGGAACTGATGAGCACCATCGCTGGCACCGAAAAATATGCGGCCGCAAATGGCGATGTCGGCATGTTTTTAACGATCACTACCCCTTCCAAATATCACCCAACTCGCATTGTTGGCAAAAGCGATAAAAAACGCGTTCAGCGAAATCACGCCTGGGACAAAGAAGCCTATACCCCGAAAGATGCGCAGCGTTATCTGTGCGGGATCTGGAGCAAAATGCGCACCGCGTTCAAGGATAGCGGCCTGTCAGTTTATGGGATGCGCGTTGTCGAACCCCACCACGACGCGACGCCGCACTGGCACATGATGCTATTCACCAAGCCCGCAATGCGTCAGCGCGTGATCGATATCATGCGCAAATACGCCATGAAAGAAGACGGTGACGAACGCGGCGCAGCTAAAAACCGCTTTGACTGTAAGCGCCTGAATCGCGGCGGCGCGGCTGGCTATATTGCCAAATACATCGCAAAGAACATCGACGGTTATGCACTTGAAGGCGAGCGCGACCACGAAACCGGCGAGTTGCTGACTGACTCCGCGGCTGCTGTTACTGCCTGGGCTGCTACCTGGCGTATACCGCAGTTTCATCCTATCGGCCTGCCTACCATGGGTTCATACCGTGAGTGCCGCCGCATCCGCTCAATCAGTCTTACTGAAACCTTTGATGAAGAAGTTGAGGCCGTTCGCGCTGCTGCTGATGCCGGTGATTTTATGGCGTACATAGAGGCTCAAGGCGGCGCGAATGTTCCACGTGAAGATCAGACCGTTCGTGTAGCTCGTCGGGTTGCTGCTGAACTGAACGCCTACGACGAAGAAGTGAAAAAGGTTGTGGGCATTTTTGCCCCTCACCTCGGCGACTCCCGTGTTTATGAAACCCGTACAACGCAATGGCGCATCGTATCTTCTGCAGTTGACGTTGAGGTTTTGACCTCAAAAAGCGCCCACGGCGCGCCTCGGAGTCCTGTCAATAACTGTGGGTTGGGAGGAAACAAAACGGCCGCAAATGGGCGCGATAACCCTGCTGGGAGCGTCACCACAGCGAGCACTTCTGACAACTTGCGAGTTATTGACTGGACAGACACTGCCGCCGTGAAGGCGATTGTGGCGCGTATACGCGAAGAAACACCGAGGATCAGCAAAGCTCAGCGTAGTTTTGACCCGACTAAAAGGTGTGTTGCAGCTCCTTCTGCCAGATTGACCCCGCAGGAACGTGACAGATTGCCTCAGATTCAACAAGAGTTGCTCAAACACGACATCAGACCGGAGAAGTGGGAGCTGGAGGCCTTAGTCAGGGGGGCAAAAATCACTTTTGGAGACGTTGAGATCCAATACCCTCCGCTGCAGGATTGGGCAGAATTTTATGGGAATGATAACTGATTAAGTATTCATCAGAACTATAGCTCGACCATTAACATGCAGTTTTTTATGGAATTTGTTGAAGAATGGACATATTATACTGTACAAATAACCAGTGCATTGGAGTGAGTAATGGAATCCTCTCATGAGCTAAAAATAGCTTTGACTAAAATCCGGCTAATGGCTGACATCGCACAATCAGCCCAGTGCAGAAATGATGAGTACGCACTGGTTATGGAAATGATCTCTGATATGGCTGATCAGGTATTGGATGAAGAGGAAGCCACGTATACGCCCTTCACGGTTTACGACGACGAAGAATAGCCTGGAACATCGGGTGATCCCCTTTTAGCAGCTCTGCATGCATTGAGTGCATGATTTCGCATGGTGATCGCCCTGCCCTTTTCTCCCCGCCAGACCAGTGCTGACGTGGATCACACCGGATCGTGCAACTGCATCAAAAGCGACCTATAAAGCGGGCAGGCGTGGCGGGGATAGCATTGCGCGCAACATGGCAATTTCTCTTTTAACTCTATATCAGCCAGGCCAGAGCAAAATTGCAGGTTCAACGATTTAGCGCATTTTATATATGGCTTACAATCCCTCTGCCTCATTCAGGGCTGTGAGTCAAAGAAACATTGTGGGATGATTGGCATATGAACTTGGGAGAAATAAAGTGAACATAATACCGATTCGCCGCGAATCCAAATGGACAGCATTAGAGTTCTTTGCTGGTATAGGTCTTGCCAGAGCTGGAATGGAGCTTGCAGGAATCAATACCCTTTGGGCAAATGACTACGACCCAAACAAGAAATCCATGTATGAAGGCCATTGGAAATCCAATGACTTTTTGCTCACAGACATACATTCTCTAAAAAGTGACGATTTACCCACAGCAGATGTTGCATGGGCGTCATCGCCTTGCACTGATCTCAGTCTTGCAGGTAAAAGAGCTGGCTTAAGAGGAGGCCGAGAGTCATCAGCCTTCTTTGGGTTTACAGACCTAATTGCAGGGATGAATGAGCGTAAGCCTGAAGTTATCGTTCTTGAAAATGTTATAGGCCTTGCGTCTTCAAACAATAGAGAGGACTTACGGGCAGCAGCAAAGGAATTTAACGCTCTGGGTTATGCAGTTGATGCTATTACCTTAGACGCTCGCCGCTTTCTTCCTCAGTCTCGCCCTCGTCTGTTTCTTATTGGGGTTAAACACCCCATAGACGGAGGTGAGCAAGATACATGCTTGAGACCAGACTGGCTCGCTTGGCTCCATAAAGATCCTGAAGTTCGCACTTTTATGATGCCATTACCGAACGCTCCGGTGCTGCTCAGTCAAGGTCTAACGCATGAAATCGAAAAAATACCAGATAATGACTCGCGCTGGTGGAATGAGGAGAAAATCGCATCCTTCAGGGATTCAATGGCGGCTGTACAACGTGAGCGATTAGATTATTTTATCAATCTGCCCAATTTAACTGCCCGAACAGCTTATCGCCGCACACGTAATGGCATCCCTGTATGGGAAATGAGAGCGGAAGATATTGCAGGGTGTCTTCGAACTGCACGAGGTGGATCTTCTAAGCAGGCTGTTGTCATCATGGGTCATGGTACTCTCAAAATCCGATGGATGTCAGGACTTGAATATGCTCGTCTTATGGGTGCAGGATGGTTTACATTAGAAAATCTGCGTGAATCGCAAATTCATTACGGCTTTGGTGATGCTGTTGCCGTCCCTGTCGTTGGATGGGTCGCCAAGCACATGATCGTCCCCCACCTTAAGATGTCTAAAAATTCACAGGGAATTAAAGTGAATGAATGAATTTTATCTTACTGAAATATACCTAGAAGCGGCGAAAAATTGGTATGAGGAACAGCGATCTCAGAATGGCTCAATGAATACCAATGTAATGAATGCGGGTTTGATAGTTTCACGAATGATGGCTGAAGGGATCCCTATCGATGACGCAAGATTATACAGCGATGGTAAAAGCCAAGTCCGAGGCCTTAGCGGCTCTACGATATCAAAAATTCTCGAACAGCATGGTGAAACCCGTATTTTTACCAGAGAGGGGGGACGTACATCCAGAGGGACAATCAATCTGGCTGCGGCATTCAGGGATGTTTTGAACAGTGTTCAACTGCAGGAAAATGTAACTGTTAATACTGCCCCAATCTCTTATCAACTTGAAGAATTTTTCACGAGATGCGTACGCCTAGATTATTTTGATAAACAAAGGATTACCGTCGAAATAGACCATACCAAACCTGTTTCATCAGTAATCAGTGATATTCTCAAGGCTGCAGCAGAGCGTTCCGATAAACCTACAGGGGCGGTACTTCAACATCTAATTGGCGCAAAACTACAATTACGTTTTCCTGATATAACGATAGGTAATGACAGAGCAAATGCAGCAGATATGCACACTGACCGCGAAGGCGATTTTCAGGTTGGTACGACCGCATTTCATGTCACCACGGCTCCTATGGAAAAACTGATTTCGCGATGCGTAGAGAATAAGAGAGCTGGTTATAGACCTATTATCCTTACCCTCGAAAGCAAAGTTTTAGCCGCACGTCAAATGGCTGACAACGTGGGCATGTCGGAACAAATTTCAGTTCAGGCAGCTGAAAATTTTGTTGGTAATAATATTGAGGAAATTGCTGTCTTTGATGGTGATAAAATCCGTGAAGGCCTTGCACGTTTGATTCGGACTTATAATGAGCGAATAAACAGAATCGAAGTTGATAAATCCTTAATGATCGATGAACCTCGATGGATTGTTAACATTCTATCAAGCTCTAATTAAATGAAATTCCTAAATGTGCTTCTTTGGGGTGAAATAGAACTTCACCCCAGTTTTTAGATTTAGCCGCTCACTGTCTGATAAAACCAAAATATCAGCTATGGATAAATATAGCTAACTTCTTATTTTGTAATAAGTTCGTAAGTTGTAAATGTAATCGCATCCTTCCTAAACCACGCATTTAACTCCTTCATCCTCTCCTGCAGCGGCGTCAGTTCGTTCCTAACGAACACCTGCGCCGCCTTTTCCACATCCCCAAACCCTCCCGCATTATCAGGAATGATCCCCATCATCTGCGGCGGAACACGGTGCGCGCTCAGCAGGTCATCACGGCTGGATTTCTTGATGTTGAAGAAGTCGTCTTTGGTCGCGACCTCACTAAGTGGCAAAATCTGAATGCCGTCCTTTTTGCCGTTCGGCGCGTACATGAACAGGTTGCGGAAGTTGCCCAGGCCTTTGGTATCCCTCATTGCCTTACGCATTGAATCAATGTCACTGCTGCTCTGTGCGGCGTCGGTCATATACAGAATGTAACCAGCATGCGCACCGTTCTGGTAATACTTACGGCGGAACAGCGTCGCGGCTTCGTTTAGCCAGGCGGAGTTCAACGCGCTCAGATATTCCGGCAAGCCATAAATCTCCTGGTTAATGTCCGGCTCAATCAGATGAAAGATGCTGCCTGCTGCGAATTGATGCGGTTCTTTCCAGCCTTGTACAAACCAGTACGTCCCCTCTTCCACTCCACGACGCACATATTTAGCCGGCACAGCCTCAAATCGCAGCGGTTCGCCGAACTGGTTGCGGATCAGTTCCAGATACGCATTCCCGAACACCAGATAATCCAGCGCGAATTTACTGAACTCCTGCTGGCTCAGCAATGGGTGCGGGATAAACGTCGAGGCTAGGATATTGCGCTTCACATAAATTGGAGAGCTGTGATGAACGGCGGCGCGAAGGCTACGGGCAAGTCCGTCGAAACTGACCGGTGGCTCATACCAGCGGCCATTGCCGGTGCATTCGATGTAATCCAGAATCTCACGGCGGTCTAACACTGGCGTCGGATCTCCGAAGCTGAATACCTCCGCGCCCTGCTGGCTTTCAGTTGTGGTGGTCTGTGTGGTTTTACGGTATTTGCGCTTGCTCATTTAGTAGAACTCCAGAATGTTCGGGCTTTGTCCGCCGTTGGCGGCGGTCAGCGGTTCGTTTAACAGGGCGTGCATGATTGCCCACGCGACGTCGGCGTGGCTGGCCTCTTCACTGCGGCTGGCTTCGTAGGTTGAACGGTTGCCGCTGGCGGTCATCGTTTTGCGGATCGCCATAAACGACGCAGTGATGTCTGTATGTCCGGTGTCATATTCCAGGCGGCCGGAGCTGATGGTGTCTTTTGCTTTGAGTACCAGCGCGGTTTTCACTTCGGGGCTGTAACGGATCTCACGCGCCGCAGGAAAGAACTGCTGCACAAGCTGGAATACACCCTGCCCGATGCCAGTTGCATCGATACCGATGTACTCCACAGCATAACGATTTGTGAGTTCCTCAATGCTTTTGGCCTGCGCGGCAAAGTCCATGCCTTTCCACTGATGACGCTCGAGCACGCGGAACTTGCCGCCGGATACAACTGGCGGAGCAATCACTGCACAGCCTGCGCTGTCGCCAGTGTGCGACGGGTCGTAACCAATCCAGACAGGACGATAGGCAAACGGTCGCTTCAGGTACGGGTCGAAGTCTTCCCATTCGTCCAGACTGTCCACCATGCAGCCCTGCAACTCAGCGAACGGGAACACGGAAGCCTGATCGTCTACGAACTCACACATCAGCAGGTTTTCATATTCGGCGGGACTGTATTCCAGTTGCAGCTGTTCCAAGTCGAACAGGTTACAACCACCAGACAGCGCATCTTCCACCGTCACAATCTGCCGCCACTGGCCGTCATCGCACAGCACGCCTTTCGACAGGTGAGCGTGACTTAAATCCAGGTCAATCCTGTCGGCTTTATTGCGACGGCCTTTGTTGAACAGTTCACCCGACCAGAACGGATAGGCGCTGTGTGCCAGACTGGATGGGGTGGAGAAATAGGTGCTACGCCATTTCTTATGCAGCGACATGCCGGAAGCCACTTTGCGCAGCTCCTGAAACTTAGGTATCCAGAAGTATTCATCCAGGTACAGATTGCCGGTGTAGCTCTGCGCAGTACGGACGTTAGTCCCAAGGAATATCAGGCGTGCGCCGTTCGGCAACACAATCGGGTCGCCTTTTAAATCGACATCGACCTGTCGGGCAAAGTCAATAATGTAGTTCTTAAAGACATGCGCTTGCGCCTTACTGGCCGACAGGAAAATCTGATTGCGGCCAGTGGTCAGCGCATCAATCAACGCTTCCCGGGCAAAGTAGAAGGTTGCGCCAATCTGGCGGGACTTGAGGATGTTGCGAATACGGTGCTGTAATCCGGCCTGATGCCATCCACGTTGATATTCGAACGATGTATCGATAAAGATATCGCCGAGTTTTTCGATCGCTTCATCACTGAACACATTCTTATCGGGTGCCTTTCGTTCACCCTTGTTGCGGTTCGCGACGTTCGGGTTTAAATCAGCCTCGCTGCCGGTGTGGTTGTAACGGTTCACCCTTGCCAGGCGTTCAATCTGTCGCCCTAACAGGTCGATCTCTTTGTAGTCCTTCCCCTCCTTCACATCTTTCATGACGAGTTGGATCAGCCGCGCTTCCATGCTGGTTTCCACGCGAGAAATGGGCGCAATGGCCTCCCACTGATCGCGAGTTTTCCAGCTCTGCACGGTCGGCGTTTTTTGGCTCAGCATCTCCCCGATTTGCCGCACAGAAAAACCCTGCCAGTAAAGCAGTGCCGCCTGTCGGCGCGGGTCGCTGATGATGGTGGAGTTTGAAATATTCATGCCGCCACGTTACCGGCCAGACAGCCGTTTTTCGCGCTGCCCACGTTGTGCCATCGGGCAACAACCCGCATCGGCTGGCGGCCTGCGGTAACTGCCTGGAAACTAACTCCCGTTCTCAACACTCATTACCGGAGTCAGTCACATGACAAAGAAAGTATCTAAATGGTTTCGCATCGGGGTCGAAGGCGACACCTGCGACGGCCGCGAAATTGATGCTAATGACATCAAACAAATGGCGGAGACGTACAGCGCGAAAGCCTACGGTGCCCGCGTCAATCTGGAGCACATCAAAGGCGTATTGCCGACCAGCGATTTCCGCCGTTATGGCGACGTGATCCAGCTTAAAGCCGAACAGATTGATGACGCGGCGGAACCACTGTTGCACGACAAATGGGCGCTGTACGCAATGATCAGCCCGACCGCGGATTTAACGCAGATGGTCGGCGACGGACAGAAGGTTTACACCTCTATGGAGATCAAACGTAACTTCGCCAACTCCAATAAATCCTACCTGGTCGGTCTGGCCGTCACCGATGACCCCGCAAGCCTCGGCACTGAAATGCTGGAGTTTAGCCGTACGGCAAAACAGAACCCGCTCGCCGGTCGTAAAACCGATCCGGACAGCCTCTTCACGGTTGCCACCGAAGCACTGATTGAGTTTGAAGATGCACCGGAAACAGCCCCTTCTCTTTTCGCGCTGGTGAAACAAAAGCTTTCACGTAAACAGGCGTCCGACGATGCCCGCCTGGCCGATGTTCACGAAGCTGTCAGCGAGGTAGCTCAATACGCTCAGACCGAAATTGATAAGCATGAAACCAGCCTGAACGATCTGCTGAGCCGCGTCGATACCCTGGAAAAATCCACCGCTGCCGAACATGACGCCCTCACTGAATTGAAAGGCAAGCTTGCGCAGACACCGGCGCAGAACTTTAACCAGCGCCCACACGCAACCGGCGGTACAGGCGCTGACGAGACAGTGACCGACTGCTGATCCGACATCTTTAATTCACCCTCAGGAAATAAGTCATGAAAAAAGAAACGCGCTTTAAATTTAATGCGTTCCTCTCCCAGCTCGCCAAACTCAACAACGTTGACGTCGGTACGCTGGACAAGAAATTTAACGTCGAGCCGTCCGTCACCCAGACGCTGATGACCCGATTACAGGAATCCTCAGAGTTTCTGACCCGTATCAACATCATTCCGGTGGACGAAATGATGGGCGCGAAAGTGGGTGTCGGCGTAACCGGCACGATTGCCAGTACCACCAACACTGACGCCGGTGATGAACGTGAAACGGCTGATTTCACCAAGCTGGATCAGGAAGGCTATCACTGCACCAAAACCAACTACGACTTCCACTGGATGTACAGCAAGCTGGATTTGTGGGCGCGCTACAACGATTTTCAGACCCGTTTGCGTGACGCCATTATTAAGCGTCAGGCACTGGATCGCATCCTGGTCGGCTTTAACGGTGTTTCCCGCGCACCAACATCTAACCGTGTACAGAATCCTCTGTTGCAGGATGTCGGTGTGGGCTGGCTGCAAAAATACCGCCTGAATGCCCCGACCAAAGTGATGGGCATGATTGTCGCCGAAGACGGTACCGTGACCAATGAGGCGGTGAAAGTCGGTGGCGAAGGTGAGTACAAAAACCTCGACGCGCTGGTCTTTGATGCGGTGAATGAACTGATCGACCCAATCTATCAGGACGACACCGAACTGGTGGTTATCTGTGGCCGCAAGCTGCTCGCGGATAAGTATTTCCCGCTGATCAACAAACAACAGCCAAACACTGAGGCGATGGCCGCCGACCTGATTGTCAGCCAGAAACGCATCGGCAATCTGCCCGCCGTTCGCGTGCCCGGCTTCCCTGCTAACGCCATGCTGATTACCCGTCTGGATAACCTGTCCATTTACTGGCAGGACGGCACGCACCGCCGCCACGTTGAGGAAGTGCCGAAGCGTGACCGTATCGAAAACTACGAATCCATTAACGAGGATTATGTGGTGGAAGATTACGGCTGCGGCTGTCTGATCGAGAACATCGAAGTGACCGCCGGAGAAGACGACACAGCTGAAAAAGCTGATCTCAGCAAATTCACCTCGGCGATCGTTGATGCCATCAAAACTGCATCCGGTACCACCGCACCGGCAGCTCAGGAGTAAGCCATGACCAGCCCTGCCCGACGTCATTTGTTGCGGCAGTCAGCTATCGAAGCCGCGCAGCAGGATACCAGCCTGCTGCGTCATGCCACCGGCTATGAACTGCTGCTGCAAAAGCTTAATGCTGACCAGAAAGCCCTGAAGAAAGCCTATTCCGCTGAGAAAAAGGCAGAACTCAAACGCAAGATGCTGCCCGAATATGCGCCTTGGGTGGCGGGCGTTCTCGCCGAGGGTAAAGGCGCACAGGACGCCATCCTGATGACCATCATGATCTGGCGTATTGATGCCGGTGATTATGCCGGTGCGCTGGAAATCGCCCGCTATGCGCTGCATTACAAGCTGGCGATGCCGTTCGGCAAACGCCCTGCCGGTTATGCGCTGGCGGAGGAAATCGCCGACATGAGCACCCGCGCTCATGCTGCCGGTGAGCCGGTCAGTCTCGATGTACTCATGACCACGATGGAACTGACGGAAAGCCAGGACATGCCGGATCAGGTACGCGCCAAGCTGCACAAAATTACCGGTTACCTGTATCGCGACGCGGAGAAATTGCCGCTCGCCCTGCAACACCTGAAACGCGCCTTCCAGCTGAACAGCAACTGCGGCGTTAAAAAGGATATTGAGCGGTTGGAATCAGCCATTAAAAAGGCTGCCAGCAGCTAAACAGAACGCGCCCCGCGCCGGACGGCACGCCAGCCGCGACAGGTCTGTGACCTCGTTCAACGCTGGCGTCCACCGTCCCTTATTCAGAGGTCACTATGTCTCTTGTTGTACCTGCACCAAAGCCGGATGCCGCGACGGAACCCGCGATTAAAAACACGCACTTCTGGCCAGATATCAATCCGGTGGAGTTACGCGACACGCTGCGCCTGGAAGGAACGGTGACCGCCAAACGTCTGCGCGCCGTCATTAAGTTCGCGCTGACCGAAGTTAACGCCGAGCTTTACAGCTACCGCGTCGCGCAGCTGGCTCAGGGTTATAAAACTCTCGCCGACGTACCGGCCGACCAGATTGATGATGAAAGTATCAAGGTCTGCGCCTATCTGCGGGCTGTATCCTCGCTGACCGCTGCCATTCTGGCGGAACGTTACCCGAACAGTGACACCACCGATGCGGGTAGCAAAAAGGCCGAGATCGTAGAAAGCACCGTTGACGAACTATGGCGCGATGCCCGAACGGCGATCAGCGACGTCGCCGGTGTGTCTCACTGCATCATCGGGCTGCTCTGATGAAACTCATTGCCGAGGAAGGCGACACCGTTGATTCGCTGTGCTGGCGGTACTACGGCCGCACCGAATCGGTAGTCGAGCAGGTTTACGCGGCTAACGTTGGCTTAGCCGAAGTCGGGGCAATATTGCCCCATGGCTACGCGGTGGAGCTGCCGGACATTACCCAGGCCGCAGTCAGTGAAACCGTCTCACTTTGGGACTGATGACCATGGAGCGCATCACCTCGTTTATCTGTTACTCCGTCGCGGCCTTTCTTGCCTGGCTCGGCGCGATGTCGCCGCAGGATATTGCCTTTCTGGTGGGTGCAGGCGTCGGCGTCGCGACCTTCCTGGTGAACTGGTACTACCGGCGCAAAACCTATCGCCTGCTGAAAGCTATGGGCGTCAGAGGGGACATTAATGCAGCCATCAATCGTTAGACGCTGCACCGTCGCCGTCGTACTGGCGATCGTCGCCCTACTTCCGCAAACGCCGACGCTGAAAACGTCCGCCGCCGGTCTGGCACTTATCGCTGATTTTGAAGGCTGCCGCCTGTCGGCGTACCAGTGCAGCGCGGGCGTCTGGACAAACGGCATCGGGCACACGGCGGGCGTGAAGCCGCAAACGCACATCAGCGAACGTCAGGCCGCCGTGAATTTGGTGGAAGATGTGATGCGGGTAGAGAAAGGCATTGCGCGCTGTATGCCGGTTACCATGCCGCAGCCAGTTTATGACGCCGTGGTGTCCTTTGCGTTCAACGTCGGCGTGACGGCGGCGTGTAAGTCAACGCTGGCGTTTATCATCAACAAGGGTGAATGGCGACAAGCCTGCGAACAGTTGCCGCGCTGGGTGTTTGTGAACGGTGTCCGCGTCACCGGCCTGGAACGCCGCCGCGCGAATGAGCTGGCCTACTGCCTGCGGGGTGTCTGATGCGCATTTTAATTTTGTTAATGCTGGCCGCGTGCGCGCTGGCGGGGCTGCAAACTTGGCGTATTGGCGGCCTGACTGATGAGGCAGACCAGGCGCAGCGGATCATCGGCACGTTGTCCGCCAGTATCGAAAGCCGCGACAACGCCATTCACCGCCTGAACGATGAAGCCGTGACGCGGGAACGCCAGGAACAAACCCTGCGCACCCAGCTCGCACGGGCAAGTCAGCAGGCGCGGGATCGTGAATATGACATTCAAAGGTTACTCAATGAAAATCAGGAAATACGCGATTGGTACGCTGCTCCTCTGCCTGATGGTATTGGCCGGATGCACGCGCGTCCCGCCTTTGCCAGCGCCGCAGATTATTTACATTGGCTGTCCGGCGGTGACGAGCTGTCCGATACCGGCAAGCTCACCGGCCACTAACGGCGATTTAAGCAGTGATGTGAGAAACCTGGAGGCCGCGCTAACCGCCTGCGGCCTCCAGGTGGAAGCGGTCAAACAATGCCAGGAGGAACACCGTGTTAAAACCCGCACAGCTACGAAAAGCCTTAACTGACGCCGTGCCGATGCTGCAAACCAGCCCCGACCAGCTGCGGATGTTTGTGGACAACGGGCGCATCGTTTCCACGTTAGCCAGTTCGCTGTCGTTTGAATATCAGTATCAGGTCGAACTGCTGATCACCGACTTTACCCAGGACAGCGATCTGATCGTGGTGCCCATTCTGGCCTGGTTGCGTGAGCATCAGCCGGACATCATGGTGACGCCAGAAAAGCAACAAACCGGCTTTAAATTCACCGCCGATATGCTCAACGATGGCGGTTATGACATCGCTATTCACGTTCAACTCACTGAACGCGTGATCGTTAAACAGATTGACGCCGGTCTGCACGTTGAGCACTTCCCTGAACCGCCGCTGCCGGAGCCGGTGGAAAGGCCGCGTGAGCTGTTCCTGCACGGCGAGTTAGTGAGTCAGTGGCATGAGTGAACTGTCAGCCTTTGATATCCGGCGCGTGGTGGAGCCGCTCGGCTACCTGATTAACGTGACCGAATGGTGGGAAACGAATGACGAGCCAGGCACGTTCCGCCTGGATATCGGCGTGCTGGAAACCGGCATCACCGAAGAAATGTATTTAGAGATGGAACGGCTGATTGCTGACGCCAAGCCTGCCAGCCGCCATCTGATCGGGCTGACCATCACCCAGGACATTCAAGGCGATGTTTACATTGGCGCGGCGCAATACCTTGGCGAACTGCTGCCGACCTACAGCGCGAACAACAAACCCACTGCTGCCGACGTGGGCGCGTGGTCAGCCGCACAAAGTGCCGCCAGTGAAAAGGCGCTGTCTGATGAAATTGCGACGGCCTTTAAAATCCGCACGAACTTAACCGCAGCGGATACCCCGAACACCCTGCGCGGCAGCGGCATGTTTGGGCATTACGGCGTGCCAGGCGTTGCTGCGGCGACCACGGACAAAGGCTATCCGATGAACGGTTTTGTCGGGGTTATTTTCGTGACCTGGGGTCCGAATGCGACGCAGCAAATTGCCTTTAACAGTAACGGGCGGCAGTTCACCCGCTACGCAACCGGAGCGTGGAACGGCGTTGATGGTCCATGGTCTGCCTGGAATGAAATGTACGGTCAGGCAAACAAGCCGACAGCTGGTGACGTCGGTGCATTGCCATCGGGAGGCACAGCCGTCGCAGCGACGAAACTCGCCACCGCACGCAAGATTGCCGGTGTGGCGTTTGACGGCACCAAAGACATTTCGCTGAATGCGGACAACGTTGGGGCTTTTCCCCGCGTTGGTGGTGATGTGAATGGGCGTGTGACGGCTAACTATTTACGCGGTATCAGCTCCGCCAATCCTGGTGAAGGCCAGGGAACCTATGTCGGGTGGAATGAGAGCGGCGGACAGGGCGAATCCAACTTTATTAACAACAAGGGCGGCGGCGTGGGTGGATTTGTTTTCCGCATCGTCAACCAGGCGAATTCAGCACAAACAGGATACGTCAGAATTTCCGGCACCGGCGACATTAGCGCGCAGGGTAACTTTTACACTGACGGTGGCGGGATTTATGAGATGGGGCAGCGCGTTTTCAGTCCCAATAACCGGCAGCCGGTCAATGCCAATACCGCCAACCTCGGCGGCGGCTGGTGGCGATGCGGTGATACCGGAATGATCAAGCAGTGGGGCGTCGTTAATAAAGGGAGTCGTGGCTGGTCTACGGTGAATTTCCCCATTCCCTTCCCGAATACCTGCGTCAACGTCCAGGTCACTGTCCTCAACGGCGGGAACGGCACCTTTAATGATAACTACGGCACGGCACAGATTATTAATAACATCGGTTTCACCTGCGGTCAGGACAGCGGCGGCAGTTACTGGGAAGCCACCGGCTGGTAAGGGGATAAAATGAGCAACTATTACAGCGCGATCACGTCAAGTCTTTATGTATACAGCCCGCTCACTAACGGCTTTTATCCGCGTGAACTGCGGGAAGTTTACGACGACGCAGGGAGCTGGCCTGATGATGGGGTGGCGGTAAGTGATGTCGTTTACCGTGAATACCAAACCCTTCCCCCGCCGGAAGGGAAAGTGCGGGTTGCGGGCAACGACGGGTTGCCCGCATGGGCAGATATCCCCGCCCCGTCCGTGGCGGAACTGAAAGCTGAAGCCACCGCCAAACTGTCAGCCCTGATGGCAAAGGCAAACGCGGCTATCGCGCCTTTGCAGGATGCCGTCGATATTGACGACGCGACGGATGCGGAACGGGCAAGCCTGACCGCCTGGAAAAAATACCGCATTGCCCTGAACCGGCTGGATTTATCAGCAGCGCCGGATATTGCCTGGCCTGCTTATCCTTTTTAA